CGAGAACCTAATCAAAAACTCGTACTAGGGGGTGCAATGCCCCCCCTGGGGTCTCTCGAAGATTTTCTTCACCGGAACCTTTCAGAGTTCGAATCAGATAACCTGTTTTGGGAGGATTTCCCTACAGATAATTCTGAAATGAATCTTGAGGCCGTTGAAGATGTAAAATATCTCTTCGAGAGTAGGATGGAATATCTCTTGTCCAAGACCGAACAAGTTGTATGTTCTATTCCAATTCCCCCCCTTCCGTCGATGCTTCCTGAAAGTGTCGCAATAGGTCTACCAAGGGTTAAACCTCTACTGGTACTACGTTGGTCCCAAGGCTTGCTTAAGCAAGACGCGGATATCGTGGATGTCCTTTCCGAAATTTTTCAATTGAGGAAGGAAGTCCGAACGATCCCTGGTGTCTATAAAAGCCTTGCCCCGATTCTTTCATCGGGGGAAACCGAGATTATCACCAAATTAATCTCGACGGTCGAATCCTGGGCGCTCTCTGTTCTGTGGACATACCAGCTAGCTGGATGTCGTTCTCTTACGCGTGATGATAGTTATATCACCCGTTTCGTACTGACTTATCTCCAGTACGCGTTTCTCGATTTAGGTGAATGTGTTTTAAAATTTCACCTGAATTATCTCTTTTCCCGATGGGGCGAACTTCCAGATCTTGAGGAGTATCGCGTGAAGGAATGTCCCCCTTCAGAGAGGGACATACTTCCTGGTCACATCTTTGGTGGTTCTCCTGATCAATTCTTGCGTCGAAAGCTCTTCGCGACAAAAGGTAAGTATTCGAAAGGAAGAAGTATCCTAGCCTATACGCTTATTCAGTGTAAGAGGGCATGGAAACCTATTTCTCCGAATCTTGTCCAAAAGTCGCTTGAAAGACATCGAAAGGCGTTGAGTGGTCAGGGACGGACAATTGAAGATGTAAGCATGTTAGAGGAATTATGCCAGGAGGTTGAAAGGACTGTCTATGAAGTTACCAGACGAGCAAAGGTAATAGACAGGGAAAATCCTTTCATACCATCACATTCCAGTCATTGCTTAAGTTCGGGCAGTGATCTTATGACAAACGGTAAGAACTCTGTGTCACGGCCAATTAGGTGCCCAATTTCATTGGGACGATCGAAAGGCGGTGCACTAGGACATGTTTCTGAACGGAGGGGAGAGCTTGGTGATTTTGCTGGTCTATGCTGCATGGAGGAGACTCCTGGCGGCGCGATCGAAGAAATTAAAGGCTTTCCTCGAGAAGGTTCTTCATCTCGGTTAATTCCCGAGGGGAGGGCTGACTGTCAGGTTCATGTTGTTCTGGAGCCGGCTAAGGCACGAATTATCACGGCGGGTCCACCAAATCTCTACTACCGGTTGAAACCTCTTCAGAAGGCTCTTCACAATCGGATGCGCCACCAACGTTGTTTCCAACTTATTGGTGGTGTTCCTGTTGCAGAAGCTCTTGCTGAGGTTTTCACCGAGGAGCTAGCAGATGGATTCAGCTATGTTTCAGCAGACTATACGGCGGCAACGGACAATCTTCACCCAGATCTGATCATCACTGCGGTTAAGGCGCTTACGCGCGCGTTCAAACTTTCACTGGAAGACTCATATTATCTCCAAATGTCCCTAGTTGGACACACTATCTTTTATCCCGAGGAATCTCTTTTACCACCGCTTGAACAAGAGTGGGGGCAATTGATGGGTTCTATTACTTCCTTTCTAATTCTCTGTCTCATAAATGCAGCAGTCTGTCGCTTTGCGATGGAACTGGATCATGGACGTCTGAGTCTGGAACATGCTCCTTTATTAATAAATGGAGATGATGCAGCTTTTACGATGAGTGATTTTGCCTATAAGAAATGGGATAGGATTATAAGAATGGCGGGCCTTGAGCCTTCTCTAGGTAAGAATTATCGATCCAAGAAGTTCCTGATGATTAATTCTCAGTTATTTCAACGCAGACACAAAGACTTTGTCTTCTGTCCCTTTGTGAATTTGGGCATTATGACAGGTCAACAAAAGGTGTTAGGGGACTCACGGATTGATGACGAAAATGAAACCTATGACCCTTCGGGGGTCGCCACTGAACTCTTACGTGGCTTTGATCGCGAACATGCAGACTTGTTGATGAGCTGGTATTTAAATCTTTCTGAAGACAAAATACGGGATGCTGCCTATAATCGACAGTCTTATTTCCTTCCTAAGCAATTGGGCGGGTTAGGACTACCGAAGACTAGAGTGCGTCCTTTAACCAGAGGTCAGCTGAAGTTAGCAACATACCTCTCGAAAGCCCCTCAGGCGGACTGTCGACTTCCGGGTGACATGCTTGTCACTCCGGCGGATCCGGTTTATCTGAGGGAGGCTAGGGAGGCTGAACGTCAGGTTCTGCGTCATTATCACAGAGTTTGGTTAGCTGAGGAGGAGGAGGGAGTTGAGCGGAAATTCTCCGATTGGTTTTGGAACCAGGGGACCTACAATCCACGTGGGCAGTTCGTTCCCTTTAGAATAGAACAGGTTTCTGATGTTGACTGGTGGATTCGGAATGAGAGAAAGTGGAAAGAAATTTGGAAAAAGGGAACTGATCATAGTATACCGGATATTACCGAGAACGAAATAGAAGAATACCGACGGAAGAAAGTCGGTTACAGACGCCCAGGACGATTGGTACCAGTCGCACCTAACTTTGGTTCTGATCAAGGCTCTTTGCCGGAAAACGGTTTGGGGTGTGAAGAAGTAATTCCTTCACTCCACTTTGTAATCCCTGATCAGGTAGGTTCTCAGGACGATTTCTTCTCTGATGACTCATAAGTTATCACGTCATTCAAAGATTTGAATTGACAGTGTAACACTGTGATGATTGAGAGGACTTCGTTGCTCGACGAGAGCGGTAGTAATACCGTGTTCGGCCTATGCCAT